TTATCATACCACGTACAGCTTTTTCTAATAATGATTGATCTAGTTCATCTCCATATATTAATGCAGCAATATATTTAATTGGACCAACCTCTGCTTCAAGTTCTCGTAGATCTTTAGACAGTGGTGCCTTTTCTTTTTGTAACTCAATAATCTTAGCTTGAGATGCCTTGATACGTTTAGTTAAACTAGAACGATCTCTTGCTTGTGATCTTCTGATCTTTAATGCACGTTCAGCAACATCTTCTACATAAGTATTATTGTTTTCATCTTTAAGTTCACGACCTTCTGATTCCATCTTACGATTAACAACATCGTCCATTTGTTTGATGAGAGCTTTACTATTTGAAATTGTTTCCCTTTCAATAGCAATCTGTTCATCAATAAATGAAACTTGTTCAGCATAATCGCCGGTTGGTACAGCTTGATCTAAGTGAGCCTTAGATAAGAATCCAAAGATACCCATTGATGTAATAACCATTAAGACTATTACAGCAATTGTTAGATATGATTTAAGTAAGAATGGAGCTTCTTTCCAGTTTCTATAAACCCAAGAGGCCACAACAAGCTTTGAGGCTTCTAGAACTCCTCCCATAACAAGGATAGGTATTACTGCTGCCGCAAATATGGCAGCTAAACCCATTAATGAATAGTAAGCAGCAATAACAGATAATGTTAACGCTGTTACAAACATAAGGATAATCATTATAGATCTCCTTCCTCTATTTTTAGATGTTTTGAATGAATCTTTGCGCCGACAAATTCATTATAATAGTCATCTTTGAGTAAGACGTGGTTAACCATTTGGTGATATAATTCCCAATAGGAACACTCACCTTTGGTCTTACATAAGTGCAATATTTCTCGTTTATAATTGTCAGAGCCCTTATCTTCAACAAGCATTTGTACTTCTTTGCTTGATCCATAATAAGTTCTCCAATCGGACTCTGTTCGAGTCCTTACCCTTCTTTTACGTGACTTAGTTACAGGAAGTATCTTAGGTTTCCAAAAGAACTTTTTACCTATGTATTTCTTACCAGTATCCAGTTCAGTAATTTGGTAAACAAATCCTTGATAGTCTTCCGGTGTTTCGTCGAAGGGTTGATCATTGTATAACCACATTATTCATCATAGTCGTCATCTTCAAAGATATCGCCGCCGCACACAGGGCAGTAAACGATATCATCTGAATTAATGTCATTTGTTTTCACCGTAATTTTACCATGAGAATCACAGTGCTCACAAACAAAATGTCTGACAGCCATATATTTCCTTATTACAATATACTATTATTTATAATTATGCAGCGTGTGCTGTACCCCAGACATCTTCCCAAGAACCTTTTAATGCACCTTTTGCATAATCAGTAACTCTATTTTCAAAGAAGTTACCATGTACTGGAGCATTAATCATTTCTTCTACCCATGGTAATGGGTTCTTTTTCACTTTAAATATACCTTTCATACCTAAAGAGATAAGACGTCTATCAGCAATATATCGAATATATTTTTTGACATCAATTGAGTTTAAATCTCTCATATCACCTTGAGAGAAAGCAAGATCGATAAACTTATCTTCAAGTTCAACCATCTTTTCTGCAATTGAATAGATTTTAGATTTAAGAGAATCATTCCAGATCTCTTTGTTTTCCTCAATATAAGTTCTAAATAACTTAATCATAGATTCAGCATGTTGAGTTTCATCAACAATAGACCAAGTAACGATTTGGCCCATGCCTTTCATTAATCCATGACGAGGAAAATTAAGAAGCATGATAAAACTACTAAACAACTGCATACCTTCCGTAAAAGCGGAGAATACTGCAATATGAGCGGCAGTCGATGCTTTATCACCATTTTTCGAGCTGAGTTCGGTAACATAATCGTGTTTATCCTTCATTTCTTCATATTCTAAGAATTCATTATATGTTGACTCAGGCATGCCGAGTGTTTCAATCAGATGTGAGTATGCTGCAATATGTAATGCTTCTCTTGCTGCAAAACCCATTAACATCATTCTTATTTCTGGTTGTGGGAAATATGGCAAGTAATTCTTAACATAGCCACCGGCTACATCAATATCACCTTGTGTAAAGAATCTAAAGATGTTAGTAAGGAAATGTTTTTCCTCATTGGTTAATTTCTTTTTCCAATCTTTTACATCTTCTGCCATTGGTACTTCTGTATGTAACCAATGTGATTGTTCATGTTTTAACCATGCATCAAATGCCCATGGATAGTTAAAAGGTTTGTAGTATGATCTTTCGTCTCTTAGTGATAGTTTATCCGCCATTTATTTTTTCCTCTGTCTCGATGTTAATATAACCTTCTGCTTCATATATATCTTTTATATATACTTTTTTACCATTCATTATTATGTATACGCCAGCTTTCTTGGCTCTTCTTCTTTCAATGAACTTAAGAAGAAGTTCTTTCAATAGTCGTTTTTTCATTTATCCCTCACATGCTAAACAAGTTTCACCTTCCGTCATTTGCTGGAAGTCAATTTCTTTAATTACCTCACGTTCGATACGCTTGGCAACTCTATCTGCTTTAGCAATTTTATCAGAACGACAATAGTACATAGTCTTAAGTTTTTGTTTCCATGCTAAGAAGTGCACAGCATGAATATAACGAATGTCAGCATCAGGTCTAAAGAATACATTTAAACTTTGAGCTTGATCAATAAACTCTTGACGGTCTGCAGCGTGTTGTACAACCCATCTTTGATCGATCTCCATCGCAGTTTTAAATACATCTTTTTCCCAATCATCAAGTTCAGAGAGATGTTGGACACTACCATCATTTGCAATGATAGATGACCATAACTCATCATACTTTTCAGGATCTTTAACCTTATCTAAGATTAATTTATCCAAGTATTGGTTCTTATGCATATGAGAACCAGATAAAGTATCTTGTCTATAAGCATTAGCTCTAAATGGTTCAATACTTGGTGAAGTATTACCCATAATAATAGAACTAGATGCATTTGGAGCAATTGACATTACATGCGAAAATCTTACTCCTTCGGCCTTCCCGTCAGGACATGGACCGCGTTCTGTACCCAGGTGTTTATTCGCTGAATCCAAGCGGCGTCTGATAGTTGAGAATATCTCTTTGTTGAGGCCTGTAGCCATCGCGGATTCCCAAGGGATATTTTTTCGCTGCAATAAAGCGTGCCAGCCAAGAGCACCAATACCAATGCTCCGCTCCATAGTAGCAGAATATTTAGCACGAGCAATGGTATCAGGAGCGTTGTCAATAAAATATTGCAACACGTTGTCCAGCATTTCTGCCATATCTTTGAGAAACATTTTGTTGTTTTTCCAATCATCATAATACTCCAAGTTAATAGAGGACAGGCAACATACCGCTGTTCTTTTTTCATTAGTCGGCAGAATGATTTCAGAACATAGGTTTGATTGATGGATTTTTAATCCTTTGTCTTTCAACCATTGCGGCATTTGCCTGTTTGACTCGTCAATAAAGTGTAAATACGGTTCACCCGTTTGCATACGCATTTCTAAAATACGTTGCCATAATTCTTTTGCTGATACAACTTCAGCAACTTCACCTGAATGTGGATCTTTTAATTCCCATGAATCATCATAGTCTGCATCCTTCATAGAGTTTTCAATAATCTCCATGAATGCATCAGGAATATTAATACCATGATGGAGGTTTAAGCATCTCATGTTCTGGTCGCCAGTTGGTCTTCTCATTTCTAAGAACATTAAGATATCAGGATGAGATATATCTAAATATGCGGCGTATGAACCTCGCCTTGTTTTACCTTGACGATAAGCGAGGCTGGATGCGTCATACATCTTGAGGTGAGGCATAACACCTGTTGATTTATCGTCCGCCGACCTGATACCGAAGCCGATACCAACACCACCACCAAGCATAGATAGCCAATTAGTTTCTGATAAGTTTTCAACTAAACCTTCTGCTGTATCATCTATAAAATTTAAAAAACATGATATTGGTAAACCGCGTTTTGATCTACCAAATGATAAGATTGGTGTTGAGTAACTTAACCAATGCTTACTTGAATATTCATATAACCTTTGTGCGTGTTCTGGGTCTGACCCAAATTGACTTGACACATATGCAAATCTTTGTTGCGGACTTTCCTCACCATCCATCATATAAGATTCTCTTAGTCTTGTTAGACCAAGTTCATCAAACAGCGAATCACGAGAATAGTCAACCTTGATGCCATGAACTACATCATCCATACCGACTCCATCTTCTGTTTATTATTGTTGTTTTTCTGCGACCAATTGTCTAAGAGAGCTAGATGAGAATCTATGATCTCTCTTATTAAAATATAACTGGATACCACGTTTTTTGCATATATCTTTGCCCGTAAAATCTTTGTCACGATATTCATCCCCAAGTATACGAACATTTATATGAAACATCTCCAATATATCTTCTAAATCCCTCTCCGTCAAGTAAACTATTATTTCGTCGACGTATTTAACTGCTGAGAGTTGTACATAGCGTTCGACTACAGTTTGAACCGGAGAGTTCTTTTCTTTTCTATCTAATGATGGATCTATTTGAAGACCACATATTAGATAATCACATTGTTCTTTGGCTTCTCTCAACATAGCAATATGCCCTGAATGGAGCAGATCAAATGTAGAACAAGTGAAACCAACTTTTATATTATTTTTCATATTTATAATAATTATATCTCTTTTTTCAATTTTTGTACAATAAATTTCTTTGCTGTTGCTAATGAAGAAGAGATAGCCATATGCATATCAATATATACATACATGCCACACCGACCTATAAATTCCATATTGTCTGGTGTCATATTTCTATATAATTTATATATATCTCTATTTTTACCTTCTAAATCTTTAACAGGATAGTATCTTTCCATATTATTATCTTTATAATCACATGGTTCTTCATATGTTAAAGTAGTCATCTCTTCATTTTCGCCATGTTCTGGAAAGTTTTTCCATTCAGTCATACGAGTATATGGACCAGAATGAGTAAAGTTTACACATGGTACTGGTTGTATCTTAGGTGAAGGCACTGATGTTGTATGAAACTTAATAGAACGATATGGTAATTCACCATGGCAATAATCAAAGTACTGATCAATTGGCATACTATTAAATACAAAGTCATAGTCATCATTCATTGATTTGTCATATTCAAAATCAACTTCTACATTAATATTATCATGCTCAAATATATTTTCAAATAAAGCAGTATAACCATTCTTTGGCATCATTTGATATTCATCATTAGGAAAATATAATTCATTCATATCATCACGAATAGGAACTCGTTGTAAAATAGAAGGATCTAATTCTTCAATATCTTTATCCCACATTTTTTTAGTATAAGGTCTAAAGAAAGTATCAATTACATTTTCTTCACCAACTATTTCTTTTGTTTCTTTATTAACAGGGAGTGTAACATAACGACCATCTTTTAGAATAGCTTTTACTTTATGAAAATATGGTACCCATTCACCAAATTTAGAAACCCAATCAACAACATCTTTATTATTTGTATGAAAGATATGTGGACCATACTTATGAACTCTTATACCATGTTCATTTATATAATCATAGCAGTTACCGCCAATATGATCACGTTTATCAATCACATGAATAGTATGACCAGCTTCTGCTAATTCACGAGCAATAACTGCACCTGAAAATCCAGCACCTACAATTAATATGTTAGACATGCATTTAACTCCGCTTTTTGTGTGTCTTTATCTAATGGATGTAAATTATATAATGCATCACGTTGATCTTTTGCTAATTGTTCTAATTCACTATCAGATAGATCTACAATATCTTTTGCTTGTATATTAGCTAGTCGTTCATCATTATAATATAACATCATTTCTTTTGGTTCACCAATTAATATAGAACCCGCATCTGCTACTTGAAGAGGTCGTGCTCTCCACCATCCAGATCCTGCATGAAAATAACCTGGCATTAATATTCCCCATTGTTGAGAATATATAGTGACCATTACATCTTCTGTTACACGGTCTTGACCATCTTTACGTGAACCATATTGTTTTAATGGCCACGAATGATTATCTACACCTTGTGCTTTTAACCATTTCTTTGTTTTATCTTGTACTAAACCCGCAAAATTAAATACTTTTTCTCTTGGTTCAGGAAATAATGGATTTAGTTCAGGTTGTCTATTTAAATGATATGGATTAGGATTATATGGGAATAATAATTCTTTTGGATAATCAATTAATAGTGATAGATCGCCACCGCTAAATGCTGAGATCAACATACGGTTTGTTTTAGATTCTACTTTATCAATAGACTCTAAGAATGTTCTTTCATATTTTTCTACATCATCAGGTACAAACTTATGAGAGTCTTTAACATATTGTCTAAATAATTTAGCAGGATCTTTTAATGCAACTAAACCAGAATAAATTGAATCTGTTTGCCAATCATCAAAAGCTAGAATACAATTAGGAACTTGTGATATTGCCCATAACGCATTATAAACATAGCCTGCAAATCCTGATGGATTATGAATGAATACAATGACTTCATCATATTCATCTAATGTTTCACCAATCTCTACATGACGTTGAGTTACTGTATGACCCATATCTTCTAAACATCTTATTAATGAATAATGAGATGGTACTACTTTTAATTGCTGCTGTTCGTAGAAATCTCTTGTACATTGCAACTTATTCATTCCTGTTATTAATATATTCACTTACGCTTCCTTTCAACTTCTACTGCTGATTTACACATATCAATTAATTCATGTTCAATATTAAGTAATGGAAATTGATTATCTATTGCTAAAAAAGCAGGATCACCTTCTCGACGATCAGCTATCTCATACTTAATATCATACATAGTCTTCATAGTATTTAGCACTTCTAAAACTGAGTATCCTTTACCTGATCCTATACACTCATATGGTGTATTGAATGGACCTTTTTCAATCGCATTTGCAATTG